GGATGTTACCTTTGCAGCAGTAAATGGTTCTTCCACACTTACTATTTCCGATACAGGCCACGGGGCAGTAACTAACGATTTTGTGACTTTTTCCGGTGCGGCTTCTTTAGGGGGCAATATTACTGCTGCCGTACTTAATCAGGAATATCAGATACTTCTGGTAGTTGATGGTAATTCCTACACGGTGACAGCCAAGGATACGGCAGGGACTACTGTAACGGCTAATGCTAGTGATACTGGTAATGGTGGTGCATCGGTTGTAGGTGAATATCAGATCAATACAGGTAATGCCATTGGTGTCCCTATTACAGGATGGGGGGGTTGGAGTTGGGGTAGTGGTACATGGGGGGTTGGAGGAACTACTACTTTTCCTATTCGATTATGGAGCCAATCCAATTTTGGTGAGGATTTGGTGTTTGCCTACAGAGGTGGCCCACTTCTTTACTGGGATGCCACTACGAGTACAGCTGTTCGTGGCAAGATTGTTAACGTAACTAATTTCCCTACCGCAAGTGATGTACCTACAATCCTTAATTTTGTAGCCATTTCAGATATTTTCCGGTTTGTATTTGCCTTTGGCTCTAATGAGGTAGGTAGTGCAGTTCAGGACACCATGCTTATCCGGTGGTCTGACCAAGAAAGCGTACTTGATTGGACTCCTGTAGCAACCAACCAATCCGGTAGTCTGCGGGTGTCTCACGGCACTAAAATAGTCATGGCAATGCAAGCACGTCAGGAAATGCTGGTTTGGACTGATTCTGCTTTATATGGTATGCAGTATCTCGGTGCGCCTGAAGTGTGGAATGCCCAGTTACTGGGAGATAACATTTCAGTAGCCAGCCCGGATTGTGCAGTTTATTCGGGTGCTACTGCTTACTGGATGGGGCGTGACCGGTTCTATAAATATGAAGGTACGGTAGCTCCGCTGGTGTGCACTATTCGCCGTTACATTTTTGATGATTTCAATACTGAGCAGTATGACCAAGTAGTGTCAGGGAACAATGAAGCTTTTAATGAGGTGTGGTGGTTTTATTGCTCCTCTGGTTCTACTACCAATGACCGCTATGCTGTTTATAATTATGTGGAGAACATCTGGTACTACGGTAGTTTAGCCCGTACTGCATGGCTTGATTCTGGATTGCGTGCCTACCCTATTGCAGCTACCTATACCTACAATCTGGTTAACCACGAAATAGGCTCAGATGATAAGGAAACCGCAAGTACTATCGCTATAGCTGCCTCTATTACTTCTTCGGAATTTGATCTGGATGACGGGGATAGGTTTGTTTTTGTAAGCAAGTTGTTACCGGATGTAACCTTTACGGGGTCAACTGCGGTTTCTCCTGCTGCACTTATGACATTTTTACCTATGCAGGATTCGGGTAGTGGGTATAACTCCCCCGCTTCAGAAGGGGGAAATGATACGGCTACCATAACGCGTTCAGCTACTGTGCCTATAGAAGCATTCACAGGGCAGGCTTACGTGCGTTTAAGAGGCCGTCAGATGGCTGTTAAGATGGAATCGACTGCCTTGGGGGTAAAATGGCAGCTAGGCTCTCCGCGCTTGGATATGCGTCCAGATGGGCGTAGGGGGTAGCTATGGCAGCAGCCCAAGAGTTACGTGTATCCGCTCCTGCGTTACCGCAATCTCCCATTGCGTATCAAAAGAGCTATATAGACAAGCTAAACAATATATTAAGGTTATATTTTAACCGGTTAGACACAGCGATAAACAATACTATGGCTACTCAAGTACCCTATAACCTTAAGGTTTCAAAAGGTGAAATAGCAGGAGCTTCTTCCCTATATAAGTTTGGGTATAACCCGGATATAGATACGGGGGAGGAAACGATATGGACACAGGGAGGGCTATATACTTATCCCGCTGCTGCTGCGGTACGGTATGTAAGCAGTTCAGATGCTAATGATACTTCTGCAGGGACAGGAGCAAGAACTGTTGTAGTGGAAGGGCTGGATGATGCTTATGTAGCAGCTTCTGAAACAGTCAGTCTAAATGGGCAGACCCAAGTAGTTACTGTAGGACAGTTCGTCAGAGTTAACCGTATTTACGTTGCAACCGCTGGTTCAGGAGGCACAGCAGCCGGTACTGTATATGTGTCTAACAGTGGGGCAAGCAGTGGGGTGCCTACGGGCGATGTTTTTGCAGCTATTGTTCAGGGAGAGAATCAAAGCCAGATGGGGATATATACCGTACCTGCTGCGTATTCCCTGTATATAGACAATGTGCATTTTACGGCAGCTATTTCAGCAGTTACTAACTATGCCACTACTAAGCTAGTGACAAGGGATTTTGGATCAGGAGTATTCAGGACTAGATTTATCAATGTAATGGAGAACAGTCAGTTAACCAATGATTTTGAATACCCGTTGAAAATCAGTGAAAAGACAGATATAGAATGCCGTGCATTGGCTTCTGTAAGCAACAATAACGTAAGTGCCTCTTTTGAAGGCGCGTTGATACTGGATTGATATGCCTGAAGAAATTCCATATAAAGAGATTGTGGTTACCGGTAATTTTAATCGGCCAACTGACACCTCTCCAATGCCAAAACGGGAAATAGAAAGGTTTTTAGACAAGCTTGGTAGTCATCGAACGGATATCTATTCCCGTATGCGGGAGATAGAGGAGGGGTTACCCCCTGATTCCCCTGATTACAGGCTTAACCACATTACTGCCCATAATCTGGATTTAAGCCTTACTTATCTGTCCGATGCTTTGAAGAAAGAGTGGTATGGAGTAGGCAGGCCACCTACTACGGTACAACTAAGCACCGGGTTGATAACCCATCCCCAGATTCGCGACATCCTTGCGGGTAGACACGATGATTTCAATTACTATGAAGAGGACGAGAGATTTCTCACAGCATTGGAGAATAGTAAAGAGTCGTTGGAGGAGTATCTTAGGTTGCCCTTTAATGCGGAGAATGTCGCTGCTTCCAACAGGGAACTGGAACAAGACCGTGCAGGGTTACCGACTGAAGGGGGGGATTATACTACTAGCCCCCTTAGTCCTGGGCCGTACCCCTATGACCGGTTTGCGGCATTGCAGAGGGGCACACGCCGTACTTACAGTGATGAAACAGGTAGGCGTCTGCCCCTATGGCCCCCACCAGGGCTGGGATTTGATCGACCTGATTGGTCCATCCTAGCTCCGCAACAGTATCGGGATTTCCCGTATCCCGAAGATGATCCACAGCGTGATTACGAATTAAACCGGCGTTTGTTGGGTAAGCGTTATCGTCAACCTGCACCAGGGACAGTATTTGAACGGGATATGGGATTCCCTCCAGCGGAGCTTCGCTGGAACGCTGACAAGCCCGAAGAGGGTGATCCGGTATTTGAACAATTAAGGCGATTAGACCCTTATTCGCAGGTATCGCCGCCTAGCTTGAGAAGAACATCTGTTTCGGAACAAATGGAGGCGATAAAAAGAGATCGAGAACGTTTCCCTCTGAACCGGCAACACGGTGGCCCTGTTAAATTTAATGAAGGAGGTATAGCTAGTCTTGGTTCCCGGCAGGAGATGGTGCCGGTAGACCCGTCGTTGCGTGACAGACTAGAAATGTTCTTGAGTGATACCTTTGGGCATTCTCCGGTAGGTAGGCGTAGAGCTAATATGTTTATGAGGGGAGCTGAATGGATACCCGGAGTTGATGAAGGTTTACTCTTCTCGGATGCTGGAGAAGCAGCAGAACAAGGGAATTATATAGAAAGTGGACTTTTGGGTGGTGCAGGGCTTCTATCAGTGATTCCAGGGGTTCCTCCTGGTTCAGGACGAAGCCTTAAAGAAATCTTGGCAAGCATAAAGAAAAAACTGGAATTAAGAACTAAAAGAGAAGCAAGAGGGGAGTATGAATTTATACCCCCACCTCCTGATGAAATAAGAAGTTATCCTACAGGTAGTTGGGGTGCGCGTAAGGATAAGAAGAATATTATGCCGGATGCTGCTGCTTTAAGGGCAAGTGCAGCCAGACAGGGCTATGAAACAGATAGTCTTGAAGAAGGCTTGGCGGCCCTAAAGAAAAAAATAGAGGCAAAAACTAAAAGAGACCTTCTCAAGCGTTCTACTCCTAAGCGGTTTGGTGGGGGTGGCGTCGCCGGTAGTGACCTAGAGGCATTTCGGAGGCTTCAACTGGATTCGGGTGGAGGTTCTGGAGCGTCTAGTTTTGGCACAAATATTTTTGCACCACCCCCTGCTTTAGGTAACGTGGCAGGGGCAAACCCCTATTTAAATGTAACAGCTCTTAATAGAGACTTAGGAACGCTTGCGAACCTCGATACAACTATAGACCCATATGCGGCTGTAACTACAGATGCATCCATAAAATCTGAGGTTGACTTAATACTCGCATCTAATCAAACCGATGCCGAAAAGACTCAATCAATAGCCGATGTCGCCACATCAAACAATATCGGCCTTACAGAGTTTTCGGAGATTATCGGTATACCCGTTTTCGTTCTTGTCCAAGCCGCCGCAACGTACAACGTGACATTCCCCGGAGTAACCCCTCCTCCTCCTCCTACTCTTGCTGAGACAATAGAAACAACAGTCGGCGGCATCTGGGGGATGATGGAAATTGATCCTAATGACTATGATGATGACGAATTATTGGAACTTTATGGTTATGCGTTAGAGGCGCTTAATGAGGCTAAATCGGTTCCTATTGAAGCTACTTCTGCACCCGGAGTTACCCCTCCTATTTACTCTGGGGGTACTGAACGTCGTACCGAGGCAGGAGATTATTTTGAGCAAGTTAAGGCTGCTATAAGTTCAAGAGGTTTGGAGATACCAACAGGTACTTTTACTCAAAATGTAACTGCTGCTGGTCGTACTGTTGGTGGATGGATGGACAGAATATTCGATTTTTTGGGTATAAAGAAACCTGATTATGCTG